ACTATTTACGATTAATTGCCAATTCTGTATGGCATTTGCTCTCATATGGTATGCGTCAGTATTTTCCCAACCATCATATTCTGCTTGTTTTATATATTCTGTATCATTAGTAAAATAATAAGTATCTTTTTTTGATAAATTACTTGTTATAGAAGTAATTCTTGGTAATAAATTAGAAAGAGCTGTTATTTTATTGGCAGCAGCAATGGCTTCGTTTTTTTCTCCTTTATCCCATGCGGATGGTCCGCCTTTAAAAGAATAATTATTAATAGAATTATTATTAGGAGACCATTGTCCTAATAAGGTTCCTGTAGAAACAGGACTGTTTGTTGCAATATCTTCTGATATTTGATAACAAGAATTCTGAAAAATTTTTGTAATTAAAAAATTATATTTGTTAACAGAATTTTTAATTTGATCAGAAAATTTTTTCATATTTGTAACTTTACAAAAGTTTTCATTAAAAGTTGAGCCATTTTTATTTGTTTTTCTTCTCCGTCATCAGATATAAAATCCTTTAGTACGTCAGGACTATAAATATTTGTTCTTGGCATATCAGAAGCTTTGATAAGATAATGAATTTCTCCTGCCCCAAATCCAACTCCAGCAAGCATAGAAGAAGCTATTTGTGCTTGTAATGCGGCATCCATTTTTATTGCATCTATTTCGTACTCAGAGTACGTTGATTCATTCATTCCAGTTGAATCATTATAAGTATTTGATATAAACATTTTATATATAATAGTAGTTTCAATACTACTATTTAGTAAGTTATTCATTACAGAAATAGCTTTATTTTGTATTTTATCAAAATTCATTAAATAGTAGCTCCTCTTACTCCTGCAAGCCAATTTCCTAGAAGATAATAAATAATGTCAATAGGAGATGCATTATCAAAAACATTTATTTTAAACATTTCGGAAGCATACCGTACACTCATACCTCCTGAAATATTAATAGATGTAATTGGCTGTTCTACTTCTTTTCCAATAGTTCCCTGAAAAAGTTTTGTATCTACTACTTGATATGCTAATTCAAATTGTGACAACATTATTTTATCAGGAAATCCAAATATATCAGTAGCATAAATAGATGTAGTAAGATCAGTTTCTTCTTCGATATCTTCTTTTACTTGAATCCATTGTCCATCAATATCCATATCATTAATAGTCAGATATTCAGTACCACTTCTAACTACTTTTATTAATTGACCAATTTGAATATCTTTGTTGTCAATGTAATCATAAAACTCATCTGCATCCGTGCTGGTTGAAACAAATTTATTGTTGGTTATTTCAAATTCTATATTTTCTAAGATAGTTTCGTATTTTATATCATAAAAAGAAGCAATGGGTTTCCAACCATTTAAAAGTAATTGGTATGATAATCTTGGAAAAGCAAGATTTTGTTGTTTGTTACATTTTTCACCTCGAAAATTAAATGTATTCAATATATTAGCAGCAAGAACTAAAGCAAACTTTTTTTGGGTATCTGTAAGATCATCCCAAGTAGCAGAAGTACTCAATCTATCATAAGATGTAAAATAAGTTTCTGCTTGTTCTAAAGTTCCATAACTATTTGAAGTATGATATGCTGGAGTAACAATTAAATCCATTTAAGTATTCCTGTAAGGGGATTATTAAAATCCCCATTAAGTGAAAATTAACCTTCAGAAACTTTTGCCCAAAAAATAAGAATATCATCTCCATCAGTATCACTATTAATTTCAGCAAAAGACGTAACAGTATTAGCAGCGGTAACGCGAAAATCTTCGGGGCCAAATGCTTCATGATTAGTCAAATCTACTGCGCCAGCAATATATGCATTAGCAACGGTAACTCCAGTCACAGTCCAAGTTTTGGGGGTGTTGTACATAGTGATACCACCACTCGGAATATCATCTTCATGAACATCAACCAAAGGGCGATCAAAAGTTACCCATTCACCAGAAGATCCAACTTCAACAACTCGCAGGATTCCATTATTTTCAGTTTTGTAATCTTCAAACCCGGCGATTTTCACATAATCCCCAGCAGAAAGACTAGCGAAAGCATTCGCTGAACTGGAAGTATCATAAAGTTTACTTTTCAGTACTTTAAGATCGGATACGCCATCAAGAGTTTTGCTTCCTGATGCAGTGTAATCTTCAGCCCCCGTTGCAAGAGTAACCCTAAACTGTTCCATATAATTCTTCATTACTTATTTCTCCTTATAAAGTGTAGTCCCTATGTTTCAAGGGACTTTATTTCAATTAAACAGAAATGCTGTCAACTTTGACAATACTGTCGGCTTCTTCACATTGAATAGCGATTCTCATAGTAAGAACCACAATCATATTCCGGGCACGAATGTCTTTGTCGGTTTCAATCATGATATCTCTCTGAATACCAAAAATCAGGTTTTGAGGATATGTGAATAGAACTTCATCGTTAGGCATAAGAGCAGCAGGAACAATCGGTACACCAAAAGCGTAAACAGTTGGGCGGTTAAGATAAAAATCATCACCAGCGCCAGTAGTACGATCAGCCAGAGCATCCCGATATTCGAAGATATTGTGCCAACTCATCATAAAGGACATTGCATTCAGGTTACGCAGATACTGAGTTGGCATTTCCTGAAGTGCAGGTTTAAATACATCTTTGTTAATGGCTGTAAGAGCTGAACCATCAACAGTGTGTCCTGCCAGAGCCAAAGCACCATCAAAAAGAGCAAGATAAGAATCAGCAGAAGTGGTATCCCCATTAATCAACAATTCTTCCAGGTCAAGACTTACACGGCTTGTCAACATCTGCATAATAGTATTCTCAAGAGCGCCCCTTTCAATAGAATCTTCGAGGGCATCGTAAGGAATATGAACTTCAGCAATAACCTCTTCAGTGTCGAGCTGAACCTGGCCAAATGTCGGTTTAACTCTATCAGCAGCATCGAGAGCAATGTTGGAACCAGGAGCGGCCCTAAGAATACGAGAACCAAATCCAATCGAATCAATATTCATTTTGGGGCTGTTCATCTGAACTGTCCTTACCCTATTAATAAGGGTAGGTTCGTCAATAAGTTTGCGGTAAAAAGTATCGCTCTGTTCAGGATTGAGATACCCACCATCAGATACCATCTGGCTTACTGCAAGATCCGCTTTTTCAATAATTTTCCGTGAGTCTGTCATTTTATTAAATCTCCTATATTATACAAAAGTTTTAAACTGGCCGGGTTTAGCTTTCCGTTTCTCAGTTTTCTTAATTTTAGTCACATTTTCATCAATTTCACTATTTCTTTTCTTCGTGGTGTTCTTGAGATCTTCAAGTTCAGTCTTTACTGTATTAAGTTTTTTCTCCATATCTTCTTTTTTGGTATAGAGTTCAAACTGTTCATTTAAAGAAGTATTGAGATTATCTTTGATTTCAGAAAGTTCAGTTTTCACCAGGTTGATTTTTTCATTGATCATTTTTTCGAACTCAGTTTTGAGTGTCTCTTCAAATTCTTGTTTGAATACTTCTGGGTCGAATGTATCTTTTTCATCCACATCATCTGTTTTGAAAAATTCTTTAATGATTTCGCTTTTGATTTCAAAATCTTCAAGAACCTCCTCAGATTTTATGTTAGAAAGGGCAGCATCGACATAACTGGAAAAATTTGTAACCGCAGAAATAATCATTTCTTTCCGATTTTCTGCTTCAGGTTGTCGCATAGTTCCGAGAACAATATCCATCATTGAAAATAAAGCATCTGCGACTTTTTCCATAGTTTCATATTCAAACTCAGATTTTTCCAGCCCTTCCTTTTCAGAATCTTCTTTCAAGTCCGCCACAATTACATAAGTGTCTTCAGTAAGTGCGGCCATTTTTCTTGTGTCAAGGTTAACTTCATCATCTTCGATCTGTTTATAGACATCGTACCCTTCAAGGGTTGTCTCGTCCTTCTGATCGACAGAAAACTTATGTTCATCCACAAGCTCCTGAAGTTTTTCCTCTGTAACGCCCTTTTTAATAAGGACATTATAGATGGTCTGTTTCGGCATAGCTTTGTCTCCTTTAACTTCGCCTTTGATAATTTTGAACGGCTGACGATTTGCAGCATGTCCTACGAGAGACACATATTCAACTTCCACGTCCTTTAGGAATGTAACGTCTGCCTCCGTTATAATTGATTTTACTTTAGCCATATTTTAATTCTCACTTGTGATATCTACTCCATGACTATGCGCAACAGAAATATCCGTGGCTGTTCCATGTGTGATAGTGTGGGAGTGCCCATTAACTGTATCAGTATGTCCTTTAACTAATTTTCCGTTATTGTCATACCATAAAATAAAATTATGTTTATGAGCCGGAATAATATCTTTGTTCAGATTTTCGTTGGTTTCCCCCATAATTTGTTTTGCAATTTCTAACATAACTCTTTGAACAAATTTTTCTGAATAACCCCCAAATGAAAAACCATTAAGATCGCCGTGAACTACTTTTTCAAATATTTCATCCGTGCATTTTACAGCCATTACCCAAGAATTTTCAGGGAAGTTTGGGTCATCTTTTTCTGTCATATAAGATTCAACGACATAACAACCTGATTGCTGCCAATCATGTTGAATATCAATATTTTTTTCTTTACGTTGCGCTAAAAAATTCCAGCAAGCTTTTTGAACATCATCTTTAGAAAGGGTTTCACCATCAGTGTCAACATCCCCGGCAGTATATACAATCCCTTTTACTACCTTATGAATTTTGTCTGTCTTAGTTATCTTTACAAAATGACTCGAAGTTTCTTCTTTTTTTTCATTAACGTTGAGCCAAAGTGCATTGCACACAGCAACTCTCTGATCATTAGTACTGAATTCTTTTTGTATAGAAGGACTTACTAAACACCTTTCTATAAATTCATCTTTATTTTCTGTTTTTTTGGGTTTTGGTAAAGGCATAAATATATCCTATTAATATTATTAAGATTATCTATAATATTGAACGTAAGTATATTCTTGTCAAGTTTTATATACAAAAAATGTATATAAAATGTACAAAAAATGCACATTTATTGAAAATATCTATATTTTATTGAAAAATTTAGTGTAGATAGGATGTACAAGTATTGTACATAGTAGGTAGGAAATAAAAAAGCCCCTATCGAATTAACAATAAGGGCTTAAAAAATGGGCAGTACTTAAAGTACATTGATTATAGAATATTATTTATTTATAATCCAAAATCTTTTATTATTTTTGTAAATATTTCTGTAATTTTTGGCAGTTCTTGCAATCTAATCTTAAAAACTGCACCGTTTTCGTCCTCTATTTTCATATATTCGTCATACCAAACTCCAGTTATTTTTGTTTTTCCTATATATTCATATATTTTCATTTTATTTTTCCTTTTTTAAATCTCCCAAACCACATCCATCAAATATTTCAGAAATAAAATATTCGGGCAAACTAATCCCAAGAGGATCATTTTCCTGATCATTAAATTCACAATCTTGTTTTGCCTTAATAGCATCATTTTTATTTTCATGTGCAGAAACAAATCCTATAACACAATCAAGACCATATTCTACTTCTTCAAATAATACATACATAATCAATCTCCTTTTTTTATTGTTTAAATCACTCTATCATAACTAATTTTATTTGTCAATAAGTTTTCTTAACATTTTTTTTAAAAAATACCATCTATCAGGCCAATTATATCGACCGTCTGCTTCATATTCATATTCCAAAGGTTTGTCTCCTTCAATTTCTTCCATTAGTTTTAAAATATATTCTAGCATTCATCCCCCCCTTTTTTTTGCACATTAACATATATAATGTTATATTGCAATTATAACGTTGCCATATAGTCGAGGTCTTCGTCCAAATTCTCTCTACCGGAGGTCATGTCTAATTCTGTGATTTTTGTTTTTCTAAAATCAAATTCATATTTCAATACCCCGGAATCTCCGTCCCGGCTTTTTTTGATTTTCAATATCCGAGTTTGAATCGGTTGTTGGGAATCTCTATCAGATGGATTTTCAAATTCCAAACTAAAAAAATTAGATGCCACTTGCTCTACAGATTGTGAACCACGAGCACCTTCTAATTTCCCAGGACTGGAACGATTGTATTGGGTCACGGCTAAAATAGGTAAATTAGAATGAATAGAAAAATTTTTCAACAAAAAAATAACAGATTCATCAATCCGCCACCCAGAGTTTGCTTTAAGTGAATTATTTTTCAATAAATAAAAACCATCAACAACCAATAGATCAGGTTTGTATTCTGATGCCACAGATATTACATGATTTACATCCGAATAAAGACCGCTTGGCAAAATCTTAAACCAGTTATTTTGTTCTTCCCCTTCTATAGAAATAGGTTCGTTAATTATTTTTCTAGCTTTTTGAACAGCGAACATGGACAAATTACCTTTTCTGATGTCTTTATCTGGAAGGCTAAGTTGAATAGCCAGCACCCTTCTTGCAATTTGTTCTGGGGGCATTTCAGGGCTGATTACCATTACATTTTTACCGGCATTATATGCTGATTTTGCACAACTAATGCTGAAATAGGATTTGCAAGACCCTGTTTGCCCAATTATTACATTAAAATCTCCTCCTTGTTGGCCGTGTGTAAGATTATCAAGAATAGGGAACCCATAAGGTATTCCTGCAATTCCGGCTGTTCTCTGTACTTTATCATGCCGATTCAGCACTTCTTCTTGAATTTTAGCAATATCTTCGACAGAAAATTCCTGATTAATCCTTAACAGGGCATCATTTACCTTTTTAAATTCCGCCACGGCCTCTGTTATATTGTTTTTTCTAAGATGTTCTGTGATTTGGCCATTAAGGTTTGAAATCAGCCAAAATTTCTTTCTTTCTTTTATTTCTGTGGCCCAATATTCAACAGGTTCTTCCGGCAAGGCCGTAAAAGAAATTCCAGGAATTTCGGCTTCAATAGTTTTTAGGTTTGGGTACTGGTTATGTTTGTATTTGAATTGTTTGACAAAGTTATAAGCATCTTTTTCTGCTCCTTGCAGGAAAGTATCGTCTATACCATGTTCTATAATTTCTGAAAATGGTAAATTTTGTACTATAACAGATTTTAGAATTCCAATTCCGATACTACTCATCAAATATCTCCGATGCTCTAATCATTATGTCATCTACGTTCTTACAATCTTCCATTGCGTCTGATATTTCTTTGTCAAGTTCCTCTATTGTTTTGCCATTAATTGGTGCCAAAATTTCAAGTATTTTATAATATTCTTTCTTGATTTCATCTAATTCCACATAACCTCCTGTAAATCTCATGTCTCAATTTCATTCATGCCCTAAGATGTTCTACCCATTTTTTTAGATTATTTACATCATTCGTAAGTTTAACATCTGTTTTCTTTTCAGCTAGTTTTATATAAGAAAAGGCGGTTCCCGCTTGTTCTTGTATTTCACAAGATTCAATTACCTTTTTACACCTTATATATAAAGGATGCGTTACTATTTTTTACATCACCTATCACCCTATTTTAAAATTTGTGACTTTATTTTTTCAATATTAGATTCTATTCCATCTTGTATTTCCGTTATAAGTTCCATTATTTCTATAAAATTTTCATTTTCTATATGTCTATGTCCAATAGTACGATAATTTACAATTTGTTTTAATTTGCTTCCTTCTATTTTTGGATCATCTGCTTCTAAATCGCATGTCACAAATCCATTTCCAGTATCATTTATGTTTACAATTTCCCATAATAACAAATCTGCCTCTGTAAATAAAACTTTTTCTATTATATTTGATTTCTGATAATACTTTTTTCCTGTCATAATTATTGAACCCCCAAAATTCTAAGGTTTTTATCAATCCTGAACACTGGAATTTTATTTGCAATGGCAAAGGCGGCTTCTTTTTGTGTGCCTTCTGATCTTTCCCAACCATCTTGACAAAATACAAATACCATATCACACCTGCCAATTAAGTTATAATCCATATCAGCCCATTCTTCAAATGTGCCGGTAAAATCTCCTTGAATTGCAATAGGATGGCTTTGGGAGATGGGGCTGATAACAGCAAATCCCGCCCGAATTAATTTTCCCGCCACTTCATTTACTGCTTCAAACCTTTTTTGCCGAATTTCTTTATCTTGTTCTGAATAGTCAGGACGATTTAGGCCAATTTCTTTTGATTTAATTTGCAAGGAATATGGGGTTGCTAAGTAGATAACCAATTTTTTTTTCATAATTTTATCTTTTTTTTGAAGTTTCTATTCTTATCTCTCCTATATAAGAAGATATTCTAGTAAAATCATGCCAATCAATTCTAACATCTGTTAATTTTACTTTACTTTGTTCATAAAGTGCTTCTGCTAATTTTTTAATTTGATCATGAATAATTTCTTGTGTCACATCTACTGTAATTTTTTCTAAGCTTGCCATTTTATTTTCCTTTTTATTTTAACCGAATCAACTTACAATTGGATGTCTTGTCTAAGAAGCTACCAGCACAATTATCTCCATAAATAGATGACAGAGATTGCAACAAGCCGAGAATTTCTTGTTGCGATAGATTTGTTGCTGCCTTTCTTGAATAAAGTTCAATGATTGTTGGTATGTACCGTACTTGTCTCTTAATTAAAATAGCTCCAATCCTATCCCGCACATCCCTAAGAGAATATGTGTCGGTGTTGACATAAGGCACCATAAGTAATGGAGCATATTCCATTTTTTGTAAAAGGGTATAGTCCTCCTTGATATGGCCCAAATCTACAATTTCAAAAGTTTTATTGTAATTTGCCATCCATGTTACACCAATATAATAAAAAAAAGAATTTACAAAGGCCGTACGATTAGAAATAAGTAGAATAAAATTCCTTGTTCCGTTCATGTACTTAAAGATCGCTTCAAGTTTATTCCTTATTTCTGTTCCGGGGTCTTTTGTATATGATATTGGTATATCTTTATCAAGAATGACAGGTAATATCCATTGATTTTCTTCTTCGTCTTGCCAGAAATACTTCATTTAAATCCCTTAATAATAACTTTTGCAAATAACCATGCTTTATCCCAATCATCTCCTTGCCACCAATACTTAATTGCCAAAAATAATGTTCTCACATGTTCCCCCAAGCGTCTAAAAGGTCAATTTCTTCGTCCTTTTCCTGGTTCAATTCATTAAAAATTTGAGTTTTACAATGGATAATATCTACCAAATTTGGCCTCGTATCCAATTTGTATTTTTTTCTTTTGTCAGTGTACATGTCGATATTTTGTAACATATACCAGTTTTCTACGCACTTGTCAATAAAAAGATAGATATCTTTATCATTAAACCCATTATTTTTCAAGAATTTAATAAACCCATTAATTTTACATCTATTTTCTTTGGTCATTGGCGGCATAGGTCCAAAATTATTTACTGTTAATTGTTCTTGTAAGTATTGAATAAGACCTGTTACTGAAATTGACCTATTTAATTGTTTGGCTCTGTATTTAGCCCTCGATTCTTCTGTGGTTTGTTTGGCTTTTTTTAAAGCATCTTGTAAATTCATTTTATTTCGCCCATCCCGCAATTATATATTATTTCCCTTACTCTGCTAATGCAGTCTTTAGTTTGTTTAGAATATCTGTCATAATCTCGTAGTTCATTTTGTATTTCAGATAAAGCATAATAAAAATCAGATCCTTTTACAGCTAATTTAAATTCGTTAATTTCTTCTTCATTAAATTCCAAAGTAGCCTTCATTACCGCCTCCTTTGCCATTTTCTGGATCTATTAGATGATCGTGGCCTTACGCCGTAGCTCGGCCTATCTGATTTCTTTTTATATTCTCCACTTTCTTTACGCATTTCATGTAACTGTTTTGGTTTATCTGTTTTCTTATAAGTGGCTTTTCTTTTCGATAAAACATATACTGTACCAGCTACTGCATCTGAAACATCTTTCGAACCACGAGCATGATGATCTACTTTATTCTTTTCTATATTAAAAATAAGTCCTTTCAATTCTTTTTTATGTGCTTCATGTTCTGGTATCCAAAGTCGATTTTCTGTCAAACAATTTTTCTTTTCAATATAAGCATTGGTTGTTTTATCTACTGACAGATATTGTGATGTGACCCCATTTCTTCTTAAATTTTGAATTAATGTAATACTGTACGCTCTATCTGCTGAAAAAGATGTAAAATTTGTCAAATATTCTTTTATAGTAAGATACAGTTTTTCTACTTTAGATATATCAATTTGTCCATTATTTGGAGGATTTATTTTTAATAGGCCAAAAATTGCATAAACAGGGGCTGAAGCCTCTACAATTTCAACTTTTTCTTTAGTGTCTACATCCAATGTTTCTTTCTTTTTAGTTGTAACTGCACCTACAGTAGCTCCAAATGCAATCCCGGATGCATCTTGGGATAAAGATAGATCACAATGACTATGAAATGTGAAAAATGGATTAATAGTTTTAATAAATTCTATGTTTAATAATGACCTAATATCCATCACATCATTCAAACATATTTCTTGTACAGTAAATATTTGCTGACTTTGATAATATTGATTATAATTTTCAATATTTTGTAAAAGAACATGTGACGGAATGAATTTTGATTCCCTTGAAATAGGTCTTCCGGCCACATTCCTGATTGCAGCATGTAAATCTGCATCAAATTGATCTTTAAGTTCAATTGGGATTTCAATAATATCATTTGTCATTATTTTAGGCTTTTTTTCAAAAACTGCCCCACCATCAAGTTCCGTCGGCATCTGTACCCAAAACTTTTTACCAGAATATTTATCTGTGTCCTTTACTTCCCATAAAGGATAATCCATAACATAAATATGATTTGATTTTTTTGACTCTCTAATCTTGTTTTGAATAAAGTCGTCTGTATGGTTAGCAGAAGATGCGAGATATAGTTTGCCGGGCCACTCCCCGGTTGCCATATCTTTAAACTGGTTCTGAATCCTGTCCTTGATAGTCTGATATAAGACAGTTGCTTGGTCGTAATACTGTTCGTCAAGGGCTTGATGTGCCGAACCTTTAATAACTTGCAGAAAATTGGCTTCGTCAATAAAAGCCGCATACACGTTTTCAGACATTGCTGCCGTGTTGGTTGTTGCAATAGGCTTTACAATTATGTTTCCCGGAAACACAGCATAGTTTTTGGCCCTGCCTTGCAATGGAAAATACTTTTTAAAATATTCTGAATCGTCAATCATTCCTTTGAACTCAGAAAAATTACGTTTAGCCTTGGCTTCCTTTAGAGATTGCATTGTAAATACAATTTCAGAACCCGGAGATAACTTGTAATGGGTTTGTGGGTTATAGAGACAACTTAGTTTATATATATGGTAAGAGAAAGCACAGCAAGCCATATATGTCTTCCCGATCCGCGTCGCGCCTGACATCACTACTTCATAGCAATGATTATAGGGGCCAAAAATATCAATCAAACAGTTCTTGATTTTTGGCCTAATTGTACCCTCGAGGTTAAGATACTCGGAACTCAGCAGAAATTCCAGTACGTCTACAGGCTGTTTCTTATATCCTGTCTGAAGTGATCGTTGAAGTTGCCCCATTACCGTTAGAAAGTCATCTTTTGGTATAGAATCCCCATAAATTTGCCGCAATCTCTGCACTTGCAGCAGCATGGCTTTCTTTAATGTATCTGGATGGCCTTTTTCAAAGCATAATGTTTCTATGTACTCCGATAATACATTTGGTTCGAGGAATTTTTTATTCAATTAAGACGGCCCCCTTTCTTCAATTTTTCGGCCTCATATTGTGATTTTAAAGTATCATAAGTAATATCTGTAATTTCTTGAACTATTTTTAACCCCAAAACATGAGAATACATTGCCATAATCTGTTTAGTAGTGTACTTGGAATACAAAGTTGACATTACCATTTGACACAAATCACAAAAATTATCTGTTTTCATATCAGTTCTTCCACAAATTATACATTTTTTATTCATTTTTATTACATACTTTCTTTTATAATTATATTAATTAATGAACAACAACATACAAAATCTTCTTCTATTTCTTGTTTATGAAATAAATATACATAACCTTTATCATTTAGAATTATTACTTTTTCACCATCAGTACATTTTGCCCAATATCCTTTTGGTAATTCTCTTTCCAAATACTTCATAAACTTTTTAATAGGTTTCATCATACTTTACTCCTGTTAAAATGCACGGCCCCATCTTCCTTGATTGAAATGTACACTGTTACTTCGTTAATCTTTTTCTGCATGATCAAATAATTTTTTTTGTTTTGGCTGATATACACTTCCCAGTCATCTTTTTCCAAAAGAACTTTAAGTTCATCCTGTATTTTAGTCATGTCCAAGGCTCCGAATCTTTCGTAGGGCAAATAAAAAAATCATATTCAGATGATTTTGGTGCCTTTACAACATAACCAGGTTCGCAATTCAAACTAAGCTCCCCACAAGGGCATAAATCATCTAAATGGCATCCACAATCACCACAATAAAGGCCGTCATAACCGTGTTCTTTTAAATAATTCATAATAATATCCAAAACATTTTTACAAATTGGTTTTTTAATCGCATTTGCGTGAAATCGGCAACATTCTTCTCCATCTTCTGAATTAACCCAAATTTCTTCATCCATACAATTAATTCCATCCCAAAAACTACAATAATCGCAACTTGGTATCATTTCAATCCCCCAAAAATACTGTTAAATAAATTACCATCTTGTATACTTTTGTAGCATTTTTCGCATAAAAATACAAGTCCTTTTTTTAGTTTTGATCCTTCTTTTATTGTGGCAACTAAACAGCCACAATTTTTACAATAATATTTCATACATCATCTCCCATCTTAAACAAGATCCAAAGCCAAACTATACCACCAAAAATACCCATCACACTCATACCTATAGCTGCTACATAATCATTCATTATTAACTATCCTTTCCATGTTTATGTATATCCCAATATCCGTTATCACTTGTGGGATCTTGATTTATATTCATGTCATTTCTAAGGCGTTCAAATTTACCGATCGCAATGTATATTTCATTTTCCATCTTAACCAAATCTCCCGTTTGATATAAAATTGTTGCATCCCAATGTGGTATTTCAGATTCTTTATTCAAATAATCAATAATAGCATTCACCTTTTCAACAAACTCTGGTAATGAATCAATAAAATAGTTAACTTTAGCGCCCCACTCTTCAGATTCTTTTCGCGATAGGAAAGGAGGCAATCTTGGCGGTATTTCTGGTAAATTTAGTATAGTCATTTTATTCTCCTATGCGTCAAAGAATTCAACATCTCCACATTCATAATGAATAAGAAATAAAACATTTTCATATATAGCTATACAACATTCGTCTGTAATAGTGATAAATTCTCCACATATAGGACATACAGGTAATTCTTTCAAAATAATATGATTTAAATCAATAGCTTCCGTATCCATTTTAATTATTTCCTCATTAATTTAGGATATACCTTGGGATTAAATCTAAATTTACCATCTTTAGTAAAATTATATACATTAGATATTTCTTCTTTTTCAGGAAAAACTTCTGCTTCAGGATCATACATATGTTTTAATTTTTGTTTTATTTCCATTCTGAATTGTTTATTCGCTATTCGTTTATCTTTTTTATTAGTTTTAGATTTAGTCATGCCTGAAAATGGATTTTTTTTTATAGATTTACCCATATTATTCTATTCCTTTATATAATTTTATTAAAAATTTTAGTTATAATAAATTTTTTAATTCTTTCTTTTATTAAATTTTCTTTTTTTATCATATATTTAGGTAACCACCAGCAATACCCCGGCTTTCCTTTACTAAACAGCAACCCGCCAATATATTCATCAAATTCAATTAAATATTTTTTTTCCTTTGAATCATTGATAATTTTTCCTTTTAAATTATCAAAATTAATGCCCTCCCAATTTCCATTTACAACAACTTTATCTTCTATTTTCATGTTACTGCCTTATAATTATGTTTAATCTTAACTAAAATATAATTTTTTGTCAACACATTTTTATTTTTCATTTAAAACTGCTTTTTCAATAACTTCCCAAGGTACATTATTACCCCAACATTCCCATTTTAACCAAAGCTTTTTATAATAAGGTAATCTATTTTTTGGGGTTTTCAATTCTTCCCAACATTTTTGACACAAAGGGAAACAGGATTTATTCTCTATATAACGAGTATCATGTGGTTTTACAAACTTCCAAGGCCTTTTACATTTACAACAAATACCATACTGAGGGGCTAACATTCTTTCAATACACGCTCTACAATACTTCAAATTTTTCATTTTTATTTCCTTTATTCTGGTAAATTACAATAAGCCCAATGCGTAACTGGGAACGAAAAATTAATCCAATGCATAGAATCAATATCCATTTCCGACCTAAACCCAAATTTCAATTGATATGTATCGACATTATATGCCAAAACATCGGCCAAAACTTCTGGCAATTCTTCATCAGTCCTTTTCCAATCTAACATAATTCGATCCCTTTCGTTCCTATAATTCCACCTACAATTTTTGCAAAAATAAGAGGCTTTGCCCCAATTGGCAGCATAAAGTACAACCCCTTTCTTTCGCAAATTCCTTTTAGTCAAATTGCCTTCCAATTCTGATGGAATCAACATAGTAACATCAACCATCATTTCTACATCCCCACCACATTCTGGGCATACCATTTTTAATCTCCTTTTTTACACATATTCTACAAAATCATCGCATATTGTAGGTTCATCATATAAATTAATTAGCACGTGATGCAACGAACATACATTATCTGCATATCTCATATTAGATGGATTTTCGGCTATAGATTCTTCAATTTGATCTTTTCTCAGCATTTTGTCCTCCTTTTATTTTTAAGTTTCGGCTAAAACTATATTATATAATATAGGATAGGTCAAGTGATGTTTTTAAAAATATGTACTATTACATCTACAGTCCATCCATTGCCAAGCATCTTGTATCTTTGTGAATTAGACATCATTTTGTCTTTATATACTGGATGAGGAACAAGTGTGTAATTATCCGGCACTGTCTGAAGTCTTTCACACTCTATAGGAGTTAATTTTCTCCAAATTTTTTCATTTTCGACAACATTCAATTGTCCACAATTATGTCGCAATGTACAGCACTTTTCTTTATAAATCCTTTCCTTCCGGCTTTTATAAAGAGCATCTACAATAACACCCAAGCTCACCGGCGGCAATGGAGCGCAGCGGAATTGCCGTCCGAGTGCAGCGCCTTGTTAGGTTGCTTTTTTTGTTTCGCCACTTTCTGCCTTCTCAAAAGCCAAAACGTCTTGTTCTTCAGCTTCTACGTTAAATTCTACTCGGCTTTGCAGAACGATTTCTTCAATCACGCTCGCTCCTTTACCAGCAGAAAGAACCTGTTCAAATATTTCCATCAACCTTGGTATATTGATAACTTCCTCAACAGACTCAATATACTTTTTCACAATGGCCTTAATTTGGTATTTTGCTTCAGCTTGCTGTGCAATTTTTTGTAAAATCTCATCTGCTGATTCATTCGTCTTTACAACAAACGTGATTGGATACCGTTGCACTTTATCAATGTCCAAAAAGTACTTTCCCGCATCGACCGTTTCTGTAACTTGGAAAAATCTACCAAGCGGCTTCATTACAAAATCAATTCCGCCATCATTGGCATTGGTTCTGCCGGTTTTATAGAGTACGAGTGATTCCTCAATAAGCTCTTCAGGAGACCATCCCCAATAAATTCTTTGATCCGCGTAATGCTGTTTTAAGACTGCAAAGCTGGCAATCTCAAACACTCGCGCATCTACATTTGGCCGAAAAAGCCCCTTGATGAAGCCGATAGCTTTTTCAGGGGACTCTTCCTGAATATCTATTATCTCTTGACAGTACGCCATAAATTCTGAAAACGCACTTTGTCTTGCTTTAACATACGCCTCGATAATTTCTTTGATTGATTTGGCGAGGTTAACACCGCCAGTTACGATAAGCTTTTCGTTTATCCAATACCTATTACTTTCCGCATCTCGAATGATTGGCAGGTGCTCACATGCTGGAAAGTATTTCTTAAATTCTTCATTAAGGCGGTGATTCAATGCGTGGTTCTGTAGCTTACTACCGAAGGGCAACTCACGTTGCCTACGAAACAAATCACTAAATTTCGCACCATCATAATCTGAATAGCTGCTCTTTTTATCGAACCCACCGTTTAAATAATCCTCTACCAACACATATATTGCATAGTGGTTGGCGAATCCTGCTCTTGACTTTGAGCCACGATTTGCAGCTTTTGTTTTGATGTTTAGATATTGGATGATTTCGCTTTTGTTTAGTATTTCTTCACCTTTTCCTTTTGTGTTGCGATCAAGGATGGAAACAATTTCTTCGGTGAAGTCATGTTTATGAATTGACACTAAAAAGATCTCCCGTCTTATCTACGTTCTTTACGCCGCGACCGTTTTTTACTTTTGTGTTCTTTTTTACGGCTTCTAGTTTTTCGCCAGAATGTTCTTTCATTCCAAGCACGCGACGTAAGCCAATCTTCAGATATTCATCTTGCGCTTCAATGCTGACGCTTTTTCTGCCAAGAGTTTTGGCAACAGCCGCCGTTGTAAATGTGCCAGCGAAAGGGTCAAGCACCATATCTCCTTCACAACTACTAGCGCGAATAATTCTTTCCAGTAAGGCTTCTGGTTTTTGAGATGGATGTTCTTCGTATTCATCCATTCGATAGCGTACTCTCGGAAAGTCCCAGACATTACCGGGTACCTTCTTCGTATTATATGGTTTTGGCACTTCGCCCCTATAGTCGATTAGTTTCCGTTTTGCGCCAGTCTTCGCCTCAACGAGTATATCGTCCGCATTGAAGCAATAAGAATTTATGTTCTTCACGCAGTGCAGGATTGGCTCATACATAGAGCCATAATATTTCTTGGCCTGAACACCAGAGCTATCGTAAGACCAAATAATTCTAGTGAGAATTGTAATCTTTTCTCTCACATATAAATCAAAGTAGGGCATGGCTTGTGTACTTGTCATCAAGTACATCGTGCCTGTCGGTTTTAGAATTCTTATGCATTCATCAATCCACTGATAGGCCCATTTCGCATACTCAAGATCGGAAGGCCATTTATCATGAAAATTGGAAAATTTCTTTCCGATATTGTACGGAGGGTCAACGAATACCAAATCTACGGACTCACTTGGTATTTCGCTTCGCAGTACATCTAAGGCATCACCATGGTAAATGGTATGGCCGTTTTCTTCGTATTTCGCCATTGCTTCGATATTTCTCCTATGTCTGTTTTTGCAACCTAACAAGTTATTATGTGGTTTCCTGATAATTCCAAGAAATCCTGCCATTGACAAAAATTTAAGATCAGATGTAGTTAATTTCTAACTTGATAACT